TGGCGGTGAATTGCATCTTTGAACAGGAAGGATTCCTCACCTGCCTCAAGCGTGGCAACCTGTTGAAGGATACCTTCAAGCAATATTTTCTTCCACTTTTTGGGGTACCCGGGTTTATGCGTGGCGCTTATTCCGACATTGGTGGGCATGTGCGTACAGTCAACTGTTACAAGAATCGCTGGTGGATCCATCTTGAACATCGTGAAGGTAAGATGGACAAACTGGAGATGCTAACGCTCAAGCAGAAGCTCATCGCCAATGACTTGATTCGCAAGTTGGAAGCTATCCGCTTCCCGACCATTGACTAAGTCAAGTGGAGTCGTCTAGGGAAACCTAGACGACTCTATCATTTGGTTAGTTTCTTCGAACCTATTGAGGTGAATCATGACGTGCGTAAACACTGATTATAATTTTCCGTACTGTGACATCAACACAGTCTATCTGAAGTGCGGTACCAATGAAGTCCTTAAGCAGAGATACGCTGATCTCATCCGTCAGGTCTATCCTGAATGTGCTGAGGTTATCTACCCGATTACTGGGGATGACATCACTAATCAGCATTTCACTTATGGCGTGTGTTCTGTGCATGCTGAGTCTTATGCCGCCACCTTCCATGATGAAGTATACGCTTGGCATGTGAACCACACATCGATCATCGTGCCTTACGGCAGTGTCTTCGCTATGCAAGTCTATAGTGACAACTGGCTTGCCAAGACAGCACGAGCATTGCGGTCAGTGTGGCATGGTGCCCGATTGATCGCCAATGACGATCCTTACCACCGTAACTTCGTCAACATCAGCATCCCGTGGTTACCTTTGGACAAGGCATTTAACGATTGCTCCAATGAGGAAATAACCGATTATTGTGAACTGGTGTTGGCCGCGGCCTCGGCTCAGATTTGGGTAGCCAACAAACGCATCATCACACAAGGTGCTTAGGGGGTTACCATGCCGTTAATCGATGGGGTTGATCCCCTTACATATCTCTTATCTTTTCTTGGAGATGACGTGAAACTCAAGCATATCGGAACTCTTTCTACTCTCGGTCAACACACTTTCGAAAACCTGAAACCCATGGAACCAATTCTTCTTATTGGTGATGGAATTGGCACTGCTGAGTGTTATATGACCGTAAGTTGTCTGTCAGGTAGTCAATACTGGAAAAATGGAGTAGCAGTTCCACTTGGTTATGCTAATGGGGTTACTCGTGCTTACAGCCACATCATTATTCCAACTACTGAAACAGTAGTGTTAAAGGTGGTAGATGTTAAAAATGGATTCACTGTAAACCTATTTGCTGCTGAATAATTATTGGAGTGACTCATGGATGAACTCATCATCAAGATCACTGTGGTCTCCAAACCGTTGTCCTACTGGCAGACCAATGACCCGGTCATCCCGTTTGGGCAAGCTGCACATGTGACTGAGAATGCTCAATCACAAGTACGTATCGGTGATGGAAAGAGCAGATGGTCTGTTTTGACAGATAAAAACATTGATATGAGTGTACCGCCGCATCAGTCAACCCACACCAAAGATGGCAATGATCCATTGAGCATTTCGATAGATCAGATATCAGATTTTGGCGTCGCTACTGATGCACAAGCGACTGCTGGAACAGCGACAGATGTCGCAGTCAATCCTAAGCAGTTAAAAGCAGCGGTCACACCAATCAACACGTCAATTACTTCCATTAACACATCGGTGACTGAGTTGAATACATCAGTCACTGCGCTAGGGAATCGTGTCCACGATATCACGATCTCTTCAGCTGGACCCAGTGGCGGCAAAGCTGGTGATGTTTGGTTGCAGTATATCCCCTAAGGAGCTTAATTATGGCAGATCGTTGCACTTGGGATGGCCTAATCGGGATGATCACTTCTGGTGGAATTAGCTTCACCACGAATGAGAAATTCGATATCGGCTTTGCGTATGACGCTTTGTATTACGAACCTGCGGTGGGGAACCTTTTCCTCATCTACGAGAATCAAAGTCGTCTCCTGACAGTCGACGAGATCGTGAAGATCAATGCCTATCAGGAAACATACATCGATACGCAGGATTATGCTGTTTGGGCATACGACAGCAATAATCTTTACATCACTGAGCTGATGAAGTCAGCAGCCATCGAAAAAGGATATCAGTATGTCATGATTGGTGCCCCTGACCACCCTGCCAGTAAACTGGTCGACAATCAGTGGGTCAAGATAAAGATGGTGGTCCGTGAAGATGGCACTATTGTTCTTGATCCAGCAGCGCTGTGTGATTTGTGTGTATTGGGGTTTACGCAGGATGAATATGAAAAACTTCCTAAACAGCCGAATGTTCATTATCTCTGGAACATAAAGACAGGTACGTGGTACGATCCACGTACTCTTGAATCCTGCAGAAAACAAGCTATTACTAATCTCAAGATTAGTTACGATCATGTAATCGCTATCATGTTGGATGACTATGTCCCATTTCGCCAGATGAATACTTGGTCCTGGCAGGTTAATGAGGCTACAGCCTATCTGAACGCTGAAGATCCTTCAAAAGTAGAGATGCCCTACCTTAGCACATTCTTGACAGCTCGAACCGACCAAAATAAGCCAACTATGAAAGAACTCTGTGAAGATGTGCTGGACAATCATCGCAGATATCTAAAAGTGGCAGCAACGGTCTGCGCTGAACTCTGGAACTATCTAAAACAGCTGGAAGCAGCCACTACCAACAGTGAGATCGACGAACTGACCATCGCGATCGATCAGGTGATTTCTAAAAAAATGAAAACATAATGTCTCTGGTGGTGGATGTCCACCACCAGATGACATTATTTACTCGACGAAATAAGAGGTTGTGTATGTCAGCTAAACCAATCACCACTCAGGCGTGCAATACACAGGCATGTACCCAATCTTATACTCTTCCATATAACTCTGGATGGGGTGGCACAACCCAGTTGTCATTTGAAGCAGCAACTCTACCAAAATCAATCAATATAAATGGTAGTTGTGATGATTGGGCGATCATTTGGCTAAATGGTACAGTAGTTTATAACCCAGGTGGTTGTTCTTGCGGTGGATCTTGTTGTGCTGGCATCAACTTTACGAGATCTGATTTATTGAGAGTGGGCACGAATACTGTAACCTTTCGGTGTAACGATGCTTGTGGTGGAAGTTCCGGTGGGCGGATCAATCTCTCTATAAATTACTAGGAGTTTTATCCATGGCTGTCATGGTAAATGTATCAGGGACTTTTAAGTCGGTCCAAAAACCCTTTGTGAAGATAAATACTAATGATTGGAAACCGCTTTACAATATCTTTACGAATGTTGGAGGTATTTGGAAGGCAGTCTATTCCTACTCGTGGTATGTCGGAGCTTGGGGAGGATGTTCAGTAAATTGTGGCGGAGGCGTACAGACGCGTGATGTACATTGCGTTCGAAATGATGGACGGACAGTAGAAGATATCTATTGTCTCATGTCCTAAGGATAGAGTATGCCAGCTAAACCGATCACTACTCAGGCGTGAAATCCAGAATGTCAAGGGCCAAATTCATCATTCAACACAACCCCGTTTACTGACTGTGGTGGCGATATTTGGTATCGGTGGGTACCTTTACTACACTACAACACCAAACGATTGCACTACTGATCCTGAATACTACGGACACTCTGGTGGACCATGGAACATTTGCCGGCAACCAGCATAGTCCCGGACTATTTGATGGACTTTCCCCAATTGCTCTTACTTCCTTTAAGGAGTCTTTTGTATGGCTAACACGATCCCTGTAAAACCGTCGGTTCTGGAAGCTCCCTTTGCCAATAATGGTGAGCGCCAAACCGTCCTCCGGTCAACTGATGTCGCTGGACGTGCTTCACTGGACGTTGGGTTCCCCGCCGAATGCTCATTGGCATTGGAACAAGGTGGTATCCCACCTAGCCGCATCGACTTCAACGGTATCTTTAACATGATTACTGTGTGGTTGCACTACCTTCAGTCTGGGGGGATGTTTGCTTACAACCAAACAGTGAACTATGTGACACCTGGGATGGTGTTCCACAATGGCACTGTGTACCTCTGTATTAAGGATAACGGTCCTCAGGTCAGTGGTGCAGGCATCAAGATCCCTGGTGCTTCCGGTAGTGAGACCTACTGGAAGATAGGCTTTGGTAACCCAACTGTTAACCAGTACGGAAACAATGCCAACGCTTACATCACTAGTGGTGTCTACTTTGTGGCTGATACCAGTGCGACTACCAACTTCCCTGTGCCTGGCACTGGTGGGTTCCTGACAGTAGCAGCCAACGGTAACAACATCAGTCAGTCCTTTGTACTGCGCACTGACGCGACCAAGACCTATGTCCGTGCTAGCATCAATGGTGGTACTGCTTGGACCGCTTGGACCAAGATCTTGACCACCGCTGATGTACGTGGTGATGCTTACTGCCAACGGTATATCTCCACTGCCCTGCCTGACAATGCCATTGGTCAAGACAACGATCTTTGGATCGTGTGGCGATAACCAAATCAACTGCGAGGACTGATCATGAAAGATCGTGTGATCACTTGGACTGGAACATCTGGACGAGTGTGCTCTGATGGCATCTTGTTCGATGTTGATAAGAAACCCAACCTCGGGTTCGAGTACGACACGCTGTATTACGAACCCCTGGCGGCTTTCAACTTCTACACCACCAGCAGTAAAGATGCTGAAGGCCAGGACGTCGTCATCAAAGTCGAACTGACTGAAGACAATGTCGAAGCCTGCATCAAGTACTGCGATGAGTTCATCGAAAAAGAAGACTACGAAGTCGCAGCATACAACAGTGACAATGTCTTTGTTGCTGTAGTGATGAAGTCGGCAGCCATCGCCAATGGTGTAAAGTATTCGATCACTGAACGGCCGACCACCCCCATCTCCAAGTTTGATGAAGCGACTGGTAAGTTCGCTCCTATCTACGCGGCTTTCAAGGATGATGGTTTCCCACTGTTCAACATCACTGCACCCACTGACGACATGGTGCTCTTCCTCACACTGGAAGAATGGAAACTCCTTCCTGAACGTCCTTCTTTCCGGTATGCTCTGGATTTTGCCACGGATACCTGGAAAGATAATCGTGAACTGGAACGAGTAAAATCTGATGCCCTGATGACGGTCAGGCTCTACTTTGAGCATGAAGCCATCC